AAAAACAAAGAAAGCATATTCCTGGAACAATTGAATACGAAAACTACAAAAGAGAGTTTGAAAAAGTTGGCCGATATGGACCTTCAATTTTATATATAAATGAGGATGACTGTCAGGAACTTGTGAAGAATTATCATGGGAAAGGAATTGTAAGAACAGATTTATATGGTAAAATAATACCAGAGGAACTTATTGTAAGTAATGATATTGTGATTGGGGAGGCTGTAAATAATATAGATGGTAATACAGCACCAACAACGATTTTTAAAATACATTACAGCAAAGGTGGAACACACATTTCACCAGATTATCCTAGTAAGAAGGAAAAATGAAAAAAGGGGGTAGATAGTAATGGAACTACGTGATTTATATGGAAAAGTTATTGAAGCAAGTGTCTGCACTGGCATCAAAATAACAGGAAAAGTTATTGATTTTTACCCTAGTATTGCTACTGATTCTGGGGAAGATGAAATTGATATATTTCCAAATGAAACAAACCATATTATTCTTTTGAAAAAGAGTGAGATTTTATCGGCAAAGATATTGTAGTTAAAATAAGCAAAATTGTATAAAAATATATTTTATAAATAAGCACGGAAAACCCGTGCTTTTATTATGGCAACTCGTGCCTTAAACGAGGATGGAGGAAGAAAATGAACGAAACTGTAGAACAGGGAAACGTCACTGTGGATGAAACACAGGAAAACAATGCTACTGTGAGCACAGAAAATACACAGGAAAAAACAGCACGTACTTTTACTCAACAAGAAGTGGATGATATCGTTTTGAAACGATTGAATAAAGAACGTGCAAAATTTGCGGATTACGAAGATTTAAAAGCTAAAGTAACAGATATTGATGTCTATAGAGAAAAGGCAGAAAAGACTGATGCGCTGCAGGCACAGTTAGAGGCTATTACAAAAGCAAATGAAGTCAGAGATATTCGCGAAAAAGTGGCATCTAATACTAAGGTGCCAGCAAACTTATTAACAGGATTAACTGAGGAAGCATGTTTAGAACAAGCACAAGCAATTCTTGCATTTGCAAAGACAAATGGCTATCCAAGAGTCAAAGATTCTGGAGAATTGCAAAATATTCCAACTGGTTCCACTAAACAACAGTTTGCAAATTGGTTCAACGAAACAATAAATAAATAAAAGGAGAAAAAATTATGGCAGAAGGAATCAACACAACAACAATCAAATTACCATCTTCAGTTTCATCTGATATTATTCAAAAATTGCAAGAAAACTCAGCAGTAATGCGTTTAGCACGCAAGATTGACTTACCAGGCAATGGCGTAACTATTCCTGTTATCACTGGAGATCCAGAAGCTGCATGGGTAGCAGAAACAGATAAGAAGAAAGTGTCCAAGCCTGGATTAGAAACAAAGTTAATGAGTGCATACACATTAGCTGTTATTGTTCCATTCTCAAATCAATTTAAGCGCAATGCTGAGGCTCTATATGAAGCGTTGGTAGACCGTTTACCTTTAGCGTTAGCACAGAAGTTCGACAATACAGTTTTTGGTGGTGTTGCTGCTCCTGGAGAAAACTTCGATACATTAGAAACTGCAACAGCACAAGATTTAAAGACAGATGTATATAAGGGCTTAGTTGCTGCGGATGCTGATATTGCTAGCCATGGTGGTATTACAAACGGATTTGTAGTATCTCCACAGATGAAGAGTGAATTATTACTCGCTGTAGATGCTAATAAGCGTCCATTATTTGTTAACTCTGCTGCTGATGGCGCTGTACCAATGCTATTAAGTGTTCCAACAGTTTCATCTAAGGGCGCATATGTAAATGGCACCCCAAAGACATTAGGATTTGCTGGCGACTGGACACAAGCTGTATATGGAACAGTAGAGGGTGTTCAGATTAGCATCTCTGATCAAGCAACATTAACAGATGGCAGTACAACAATCAATCTATGGCAGCAGAATATGTTTGCTGTACGTGCAGAAATCGAAATTGGTTTCCGTTGCGACAAGTCCGTATTCAATAAGTTGACAAAGAGTGCGTAATGAAAGCATTTATCAATAAAATCACTGGAACATTAATGTATGTTGATGATTCTAGAGTAGATGAATATATTGAGGCAGGTTATGAACCTGCCTCAGATACAAATGAAGATGAAACTGTTTCTGAGGTAGAAAAGAATACGGATACAGACGAAACAGAGGAAGATTCAAAGAAGACTGATAAGAAGTCAGGAAAGAAAGGAGCGTAAGGATGGCGTACGCAGAGATAGTTGATGTAGAAAAAGGCTTTCGCACATTTGAAGAAAATGAAAAAGAGAAGGCAACAGCACTGATTGATGAAGCAGGTGTCATTATCGATGCGTATGCTCCTCATGCTTCAAAAGATGTAAAGAAAGTTGTTACATGTCGAATGGTCAGAAGAGCTATTGGGGATGGTCAAGAAACGCAAACGTTTCCGATGGGAGCAACTCAAGGTAGCATTGGAGCTTTGGGATATACTCAATCGTGGACATTGAATAATGGCTCTGTTGGAGAACTTTACCTAGCTAAAACAGAAAAGCAGTTACTAGGTATTGGAAATAAACTTGGTTCTCATAGTCCTTTGGAGAGTTTACTATGATGGTAGGAAAAACAATCATTCTCTATGATGATATAGAAAAAGGGAAGGACGAATTTGGTGAACCTATTGTCGAAAATACACCAATTGAAGTTAGCAATGTTTTGATTGCACCAACATCTACAGAAGATGTTACTAATACGGTCAATCTAACAGGAAGACGTGCTGTATACACACTGGCGATACCTAAGAGTGATACTCATGATTGGGAAAACAAGAAGGTGCGCTTTTTCGGAAAAGACTGGCGTACAATTGGGATTCCACAAGAGGGAATTCAATCACTTATTCCTCTATGCTGGAATAAGAAGGTAATGGTAGAGCGATATGAGTAAGGCACGCTTTAAGCTGGATAGAAAAGGTGTAGGCGAACTACTTAAATCAACTGAGATGCAAAAGGTCCTACAAGAGCATGCTAGTCGTGTTCAAGGACAGATGGGTGAAGAATTTGAAACGTATATTGCAGGAACGCGTGCTGTTGTTGGCTCCAAAAGCCAAAAGGGTGATAAACAGGCGATGAAGGAAAATAAACTGCTTAAAGCGTTGGGAGGATCTAGAAGAAAATGATAGAGACAGTAATCTATACATATTTAAGCAAGAAGTTATCTGTTCCTGCATATATGTCAGAACCGAAAACACCACCTGAAAAATATGTTCTTATTGAGCGAACTGATGGTGATGATAGAGAAGTTCGTGAAGCAACAATTGCAATCAAGTCATATGGTGGAACACTATTAGAAGCTTGCAAGTTGAATGAAGAGTTAAAGGATGCAATGAGAGAGATTGTTGAACTTAATGAAATTGCCAAATGCAAGTTAAATAGTGATTACAACTTTACAGATACAGAAACAAAACGATTCCGCTATCAAGCGGTTTTTAATTTGGTTTATTACCAATGGTTAGGAGAATAATAAATGCCAAAAACAAAAAATGTTTCGGTTGCTAAGCCGAAAATCACTGGTGCAATTTACAGAGCACCACTAAAAACAGCATTACCAGCAGATGCAACTACCGCATTGAACGTAGCGTTTAAAGAACTTGGTTATGTTGGTGAAGATGGAGTTACAAACAATAACTCTGCTGATTCTGACAATATTAAGTCATGGGGTGGTGCTGTTGTTGCGACAACACAAAAAGAAAAAAAGGATACATTCAAGTTTAAGTTAATTGAAGCATTAAATACGGATGTACTTGCTACTGTGTATGGTTCAGGAAATGTTTCAGGAACGCTAGCTACAGGAATTACGGTTTCTGCAAATGCAAAAGAACTAGACAGTGCTGAATATGTAATTGAAATCATCCTACGCAATGGCGTTGCAAAACGTATTGTCATTCCAGAAGGTAAAATCTCAGAAGTTGGAGAAATTACATATAAAGATGATGAGTTAATTGCATATGAAATTACAGTTACAGCATTACCAGATGATAACGGTAATACTCATTACGAATATATTAAGGAAACTGCTGCTTAAGGAGATTGATTATGGCAAAGACAATTAAGAAAACAATTGCTATTCAAAATGATGAAACTTTTAAAGGTGCAACAAGAACTGGTTTTAACTTTGCGATTCCAAAAGAAAACTTCAATGACGCAGAATTATTAGAAGTTCTAATGAAGGTTGATGATGGGGAAGAACACTACATCATAAAGGCTGCAGGTATGCTTTTAGGTAAGGAGCAAAAAGCATCTTTATATGAACATTGCCGTAATAAAAATGGTAAGGTTCCAGCAGATAAAGTGATTGCAGAAATCGAAGACATTTTTAAAACATGTAAAGAAGTAAAAAAATAATTGCCCTTGCCAGGATGATCAAAACAGACCGTGATGCGTGGCTCTGTGATTTAGCAGAAACATATCATATTTTAGATATTACAGGGTTGTCGATTTTAACATTGGCAACCCTTTCTTTTGGTTTAAGGGAGGATTCACGCATCAAGATGTTGCTTTCGGATTCGAATGTACAAGTAGATAAATTAATGATGGCAATGATGATTGATAGATTGTCGTTACTATGGTGGGCCAAAACCAAAGATGGTTCAAAAGGTGTCAATCCACCAAGCATGCTAGTAGATAAATTGATGGGGACTAAGAATGATGAAGTTAATAGATTCTCATCTATCGAAGAATTCAAATCTGAATGGAACAGAATAGCAGGAGGAGAAACTCATGAGTAATTTAGGCTCTGCATTTGTGCAGATTGTACCTTCTGCGGAAGGTATTACAGGTTCGATTGCAAATGTGCTAGGTGCTGAAGCAGATAGCGCTGGTAAGGCTACTGGATCAAGACTGGTCGATACAATTAAAGGAGTTATCGTTGCGGCTGGAATTGGAAAAGCCTTGATGGCATCTATCAATGAAGGTGCTGCTCTACAGCAATCTTTAGGTGGAATTGAAACTCTTTATAAGGGTTCTGCTGATAGAATGAAGCAATATGCGAACGATGCTTTCGTAACTACTGGATTAAGCGCAAATGCATATATGGAAAATGTGACTGGCTTTAGTGCCAGCTTGCTATCGTCATTAAAGGGCGATACAGAAGCGGCTGCTGAAGCTGCTAATACAGCAATGATTGATATGGCTGATAACTCAAATAAAATGGGTACATCAATGGAATCTATCCAGATGGCTTATCAAGGATTTGCTAAACAGAACTACACCATGCTAGATAACCTAAAACTTGGATATGGTGGTACAAAGACTGAGATGGAACGTCTGTTAAAAGATGCGCAAAAGATAACGGGCGTTAAGTACGATATAAATAATCTAGCAGATGTATATTCGGCAATTCACGTTATTCAAAGTGAACTGGACATTACAGGAACTACTGCCAAAGAAGCAAGTACAACATTTACTGGATCATTTGCTGCAATGAAGGCTGCAGCACTTAATGTTATTGGTGGTCTATCGCTAGGACAGGATATTACACCAGCTTTAGAGGGGCTTGCATCTACTGTTGCTACATTCTTGTTTGGCAATTTTATACCAATGCTAACAAATGTATTAACTGGCCTGCCATCAATGGTTATTACATTCCTTAAGACAGCAGGACCTATTTTTATTGAGAATGGAGCACAGTTAGTCACGAATTTAATCGAAGGAATAACGACTGGTTATCCTGAGTTTATTGCTGGCTTTGCTGAACTTTTGGAAAATATTCCTCCAGTTATAGAATCTAACTTTCCAACACTTATTGAAAATGGCGTTGCATTAATTTCGAATTTTGCAAATGGAATTATTCAAAAGATTCCTGATTTATTAAATGATTTTAATTACATTCTAATTGATATCTTTGCAATCATTACGGACTACCTACCAGTCATGTTAGAAGGTGGTGCAGATATTCTTCTGAACATCTTACAGGGGCTTGTCGATAATCTTCCACAATTAGTGGAAGGATTTAATACATTAATTGACTCAACTGTAATGTTTTTAAAAGATAACTTACCTAAGTTCTTGGAAAAGGGTGTTGAAATCATCTTGAAATTAGCAAATGGTATTTTGAAAAATCTACCTACCATATTAGGGGCGATTGGTTCTATTATTGGGCATTTGATAAAAGCAATCGTAGAGAATCTTCCACAATTATTAGCACTAGGTTTTCAGTTAATAGGAAAGTTAGCAAAAGGTCTTCTTGAAGCACTACCAAATGTATTATCTGCAATGGCTTCATTAGTATCAAGCATATGGGATTCTGTAAGTGGTATTGATCTATGGTCGGCTGGTTCTGCAATAATTAATGGTTTTCTAGGTGGGTTGAAGTCTGCCTTTGAAGGTGTGAAGAATTTCGTTGGTGGAATTGCATCATGGATTGCTAACCATAAAGGACCGCTTAGCTATGATAGAAGATTGTTGATACCTGCAGGTAATGCTATCATGCAAGGACTTAATAGTGGATTGAAAACATCGTTTGAGGATGTTAAATCAACAGTTAATGATATGGGTGGAAGTATTTCTGAAATGATGAATAGTTCATTAGGAAATAGTATTCAGTCAGATTTTTTGATGAGTGCACGAGTTAATGGAAATCAATTGGGTGCTATTGCTAGTCAGAATAACATGGGTGCTCAACTTGGTGGTGTAACGATCAATATTAATGGATATAACAGAGATGAAAAGGAATTGGCAGAACGAATTAAAGACGAACTTCTAAATGAAGAACGTAGAAAGGAGATGGCTTTCAATGGCTGATACATTTTTATTTAGCGGACGAAAGTCGTCTGCTTTTTCTACCTATGTAGCAGATAGTGATGGGTGGAATTCTGCAGCAAGAAGAATGGATGCGATTAATGTGCCAGGAAGAAATGGCACGTTAACACCAATCAATAGTAATTCGTTCGAAAATGTTCAAATAACTTATCTATGCTATTTGAAGAACGAAATGCGAACTAAACTAAATGATTTGGTTGGATGGCTTAATAGTCACGCTGGATATCAAAGGCTAGAAGATACATTTCATCCAGAATATTTTAGATTAGCTAGATATAACGGTTCTTTCGAAGTGATGTCGAAAGATAAACTAACTGCAGCATTCAATGTAGTTTTTGATTGTATGCCACAAAAATTTCTTAAAAGTGGCGAACAAATTACAACATTAAATACCTCAGGATCAATTACTAATCCAACCAATTACATCGCAAAACCGATTATTAAAATCTATGGTACAGGTGTTGTCAAAATTGGCTCTGCTGCTATTAAGATTGTTAAACCAGGGAATGCATTTATTGAATTTGATTGTGACTTATTAAATGCATATGAGGGTTCGGACAATCGAAACAACAATATCGAATTGATAGGTGAGCCTGTTCTTTTATCTAATACAACAAATGGAATAACGTTAGGTAATGGGATTACTAAGGTTGAAATCAAACCAAGGTGGTACACAATATGAAGCCGATTTTATATGACTATACAGAAAAAAAATTTACGACGAATGGCATTGGCACACTTGCTGATGCCATTTCTTGTACAGTTATTGAAGAAAGAAATGGCTCTTATGAGTTGGAAATGGAATATCCGCTTGGTGGTATCAACTACGATGAAATCAGAAACAATCGAATAATTCTAGCTATGCCAAGTGATGGCCAAAAAGTACAACCTTTTAGAATTTTTAAAATCACTCGCCCAATTGGCGGAGTTGTAAAAATTTATGCAGTACATCTGAGTTATGACTTGTCAGGAATTCCTGTAGCTCCATTTACCGCAAATGATTGTTCATCTGCTTTGAACGGACTGAAATCTAACTCGATGATTGCTAATCCATTTGAAGTATGGACAGATATTTCCGGAAGTGGGAAATATAAGCAAAATAGTCCTGCTTCATTTAGAAGTCGTTTAGCAGGAACTGATGGTTCTATCCTTGATTCATTTGGGAAAGGTGCAGAACTTGAATTTGATAGATTAACTGTTAAAGTTCATCAGAATCGCGGAAGAGATAATGGTGTAACAATTCGGTACGGAAAGAATTTGACTGATTTAAAACAACAAGAATCAATTGAGAATGTAAGAACTGGCGTGATTGCTTACTGGTATAAAGAGGAAAACAATACACAAGATGTCATTGTTGGTGAAATACAATATATAGAAAATCATACAGACTATCCAAAGGAAAATATCCATGTTTTGGATTGCTCTGCAGACTTCGAAAAAAAGCCTGATAAGCAGCAACTAAATACATGTGCAAAGCAATATATTAAGGCGAACAATATTGGAGTTCCGAAGGTATCAATTGATGTATCGTTTATCCAGTTATGGCAAACAGAGGAATACAAAAACATAGTCTCACTTGAAAGAGTAAGTCTATGCGATACGGTTCATATTGCTTTTGAAAAACTAGGTGTTAATGCTGTTGCAAAAGTGATTAAAACAGAATTTGATGTTTTGAACGAGCACTATATAAAAATTACACTTGGTGAAGCAAGAAGTTCATTTGGAGAAGCAATCAGAGAAGCTACAAAGTCAACGATTCAACCGCTTGTAAAATCGATGGTCAATATTGCAGTTAGCAACGCTACTGCTAATATTAGTGGATTTAGTGGATATGTCACAAAGATAACGGATGCGAATGGTAACTGGTCAGAACTAGTTATCTCTGATAACGCAGACTATGCACAGGCAAGAAATGTATGGAGATGGTCTCAGGGTGGGTTAGGATTTAGCTCTAACGGATATGCAGGACCATATACTACTGCAATAACTGCAGATGGCCATATCAATGGAACAATGATTACTGCAGGTACTATTAACGCAAACACAATCAATATTGGAAATAAATTACTGACAGAAACCATTTCAGATTTAACAGAAGAATCTAAAGGTAGTATCAAAGGCACTAAGCAGTATTACTTACAAAGACAAGCTGCTGACAAGCCTTCAAAGACTGATAGTGGATGGAGTACTGTAAAGCCTTCTACGATTATCGGTCAACACATGTGGTACATGCTTGCAGATGTTGTAAACAATGGCACAGAGATTAAGCATGAGCCTTTTGAACTAACAGGAATTAAGGGCGATACAGGGCGTGGTATTGTTGGTAGTCCTAAGCTAACGTATCAAGCGAGTACGAGTTCTATAGTACCTCCAACTGGACAGTGGCTAGAGAATATACCACTTGTCAATGAAGGATATACGCTGTGGACTAAGATTACATATACCTACAGTGATAAAACAACATCAGATGTATATTCTCCGTCAATAGCAGGAAAGACCGGTAGAGGTGTTAAGTATGCCGAACCACAATACTATTTGTCGACATCTAAGACAGAATTAGTAGGTGGTGAGTGGTCAAATATGCAACCTGAAAAGACCAAAGATACATGGATATGGACAAGATACAAAACCATCTTTACTGATGATGGTATTGGTTATTCCGAAGCGGTCAAAGCCGATGCATTAAACGGATGGATTGATGTATCTATTGCTAATAAGTCAACCATTGAACAGTTGAATAATTCCATTAATTTATCAGTTCAGGAAACGACCGCAATTAAAAAATCATTGCAATCAACAAATGATGATTTGCATGCATTAGAAGCACAGACACAACAATATGCAACTAAAGCGGAATTGCAATTGACGAAAGACAGTATTAGTCAAACATTAACTGAAGAGATAGACGGTAAAACCGCTGTTCTAAAACAAATCAAGTTGCAATCTGACGGCATGCATATTCAGGGCAAAGAAGGCTCGACGACTGAACAGGTGCTTGACGAGAAATCATCAAAGATCGTTGTTAATGGAAAAGTCATGGTTGATGTTAATTCTACTGAAACACGTGTACAGTCGTTGAAGGCAGAAGGTAATTTTGCAACAGGTGCACACAAGTTTAAGCGTGGAACATTAAAAGAAATCAGCGGTGAAACTGTTGCATGCACGAATATTTATTGGATAGGTGGTGAATAAGTATGGTTGCATTAAATAACAACTGGGTAAAAGTTGCACAAGTCCATAAAAATGTAAATGGTGGTATATACGACATCGTTTTATGGGCGAGAGAACCAGACCAATGGATAGACGTTGAAAACAATAAATCATGGATTGAAGTATCTCTTGACACAGAATGGGTACAAGGAAATACATACGGCGGCAATTACTTGATTTCTTGTACTGGGTGTACTCCCATTAGTGGCGGTTCTCCATATCATTTTGAAACATCTAAAAACATATTAAAAGGTGGTTTTTGGGCTGGACATGACGATAATGGAGATTACACTACAAATTTATCTGCTAGTTTAACTTTCGGAGCGTATCCGCTAATGAATACATCACTAAGTGGTGATGTATCATGCAGAAACATCCCAAGAAAGAGCGTTGTTGATACTTATTCTCTGAACAATAACGAAAACAAGTATTCTATTACGTACACAAGAAAAGTAAATGCATACCGTGAACGTATGCGTATTAGTATTGTGAATGTTGAACAAATAAAAGTTGTTCAACCATACGAAAATGGTTCGGTTGTGTCTATGTCTGAAACGGAATGGGACAGAATTTATGAACTCACCAAAAATCTTGATAAAGGTAGATGTGAAATTGGAATCGTTCTTGAAACATGGACGGCCGACTTCAAAACAAAAATCGGTGAAAGTGCTGAATATAAACAAGAACTTACAATCACAGATAGTCCAACGTTAGATAGCATAGTTGTAACTGATGAAGGTATTGCAAAAACATATATTCCTAATGAATATGAATGCATGTCTTTGTTATCTAAGAAGCGTGTTAAAGTAGCGGCGAGTGCTAAGAAGCATGCAATGATTAAATCTATCGCTGTAAGTGTTGGAACTTTTAATAAGACAGTCAACACAGCAACAGCAAATGCTTTGTTTGATGGCTTAACAAACGCGAATAGCGAGATTACTTACACGATTGCCGCTACAGATAGTCGAAACAATGTGACAACGTGGACTCAAAAGGCAAAGTATCATCAATATGTTAGACCATCCATTATCAATCTAAATGTAGCTCGTAATGGGGCAGAAAGTAGCAACGGTGCAATCAGTGCAGATGGTGAATATTGGAATGGCAAGGTTGGCAATACAACCAACGCTATCAATATAACGATAAGCGGTAGCGCAACAGGTAATACAACAGGAATTCTTAATAGCAATAAGTGGTCCGCAACAAAGCCGATTGGTGGGGCAAATCCAAACCAAGCATATACATATACGCTGACTGCTACTGATAAGTTTGGACAGTCGATAAGTCGTGATATTACATTGGCTATCGAAAAAGCACTTATGCAACTTGGAAAAACACAAGTTGATGTAAATGGCAACTTCACTGCAGAAGATTATTATTTTAAGAAAAATAACACTTATCAAAGAATGATTGATTTTTTCTATCCGATTGGTTCAATCCTTATGAATGAGAATAAGGACTATGATCCAAATGCTATTCTTGGCGGCAAGTGGGAAAAGATAAACGATAGATTACTCATTGGTGCAAGCGAAGATATACCTATTAAATCAAAGGGTGGTAGTGCCACCCACGCACATGGTCAAAGAGATGGACGAAACGGAAATCTAGCGGCGGCTATTGGTGCAACAAACAATAACGCAAACGTTATTGGTTATAAAGCCGCAAATGATACAAACTTAGCGGCTGTAGGCAATGCAACGTATGTGGTTGCTGGCACTGGCACAGGCTTTACTGGTTGGAATCATTTTACCCAAGTCGTAGGACAAACAGCGGAAGCAAGCACATTACCACCTTATTACGCTGTTAATATCTGGCGTAGAACAGCATAGGAAGCAAGGTGAATAGATGGAAATTAAGTTAAATGATGGCAAAACATTTGAAGTTCTGTCATATCAAAAAAACAGTTTTGAATTGATGATACCTTTTAAAAGGCTTTATGATACAGCGGTTCTAATGGACCAAAAGAACGTATCTAATGCAAAGATTGTAGAATCTGGTGTTGGAAAAGAAACAGTCATTTATCAATTTAGAGCAGTAAAGCCTTTGGGGTTTGAAGTTAAGATTGTTGATAATGACAATATTACTATTAGATTTTCTTTTGAAGAAGTTCCGCAAGCGGAAATCGATTTAGCCAATCAAAGAGCAGAAACAGAAGCAGTCGCACATTTTATCGCTTTAGGATTGCAGAACGCAGAAATTAAAGATGTTATCAAGTGGGCGAAGTTTTTAGAAGATTGGCATCCAAAAAAGTTCCCATATAAAAAAAGGGAACGCTTTAAACACGAAGGCAATCCATACGAGGTTGTTGAGGATGTAATATCGAGTGAAAACAACACTCCAGATAAAGACAGCAAACATTACAAATTGCTGAAAGAGCAAGAAAACAGTCAAGATAAACCGAAGGTTGAAATCAAGCCGTGGGATGAAAAGAAAACCTACAACAAGGGTGATTTAGCAATTGCGAGAGGTATTGTTTTCGTTTCTAAGATTGATGGAAATAAGGGTAATGAACCAGGCTTCGGAAATGCCTGGGATTATTACAAAGAAAATTAAATATTGCTATTAAGGCGACCAATACGGCCGCCTTTTTAGATAGAAAAGAGGATGAATCATGAATGAAGATTTGGCTTTAACAACAGAGCAGTCAGAAGAATTAAGCAACAATAAAGCAGAGAAAGTAGAGGAATAATTTATGGGATATTCAGCTTTAACTAATGTAGCAATCATGAGTCCTAATCATTCAGGCTCACGATACAATTCAATTTCAAAGATAACTATCCATCATATGGCTGGTAATCTTTCAATCGAGACGTGTGGCAACGTCTTTTTAAATCCAAACAGACAGGCATCATCTAACTATGGAATTGGATCAGATGGTCGAATCGCATGTTATGTCGATGAAGAAAATCATCCGTGGACATCCGCTAACTGGGAAAACGATGATCGCGCAATCACTATCGAAGTGGCAAATAGTGAGACTGGTGGTGATTGGCCAATCAGTCAAGCAGCGTATGCTTCTTTAATTCGTTTATGTGCAGACATTTGTAATCGATATGGAATCTATCCTTATTATGATGGAACGCCATCTGCAACATTGACAGAGCATTGCATGTTCGTGGCTACGAATTGTCCAGGCCCTACAATTCACAGTATGCAGGTCAACCATGTTATTGAAAATGATATTCGTGCCGCTATGGCAGGTGGCGCAGTAAGTGCCCCACAATCAACGCAACCAGTTGAGGGAGATGTTGAAGACTTAGCGCTTAGAGCGATTGCGGGTGAGTTCGGAAATGGTGATGCAAGACGTGCGGCATTAGGTGATATGTATAGTGCTGTACAATCACGTATCAATGAAAT